CCAAATGGTCCAGACGTGTTAGCAATTAACGTGTTTAAAACGTCAGGAGCGGCTATAAACAGTAATGTTGTATTGAGATGGTCGGAAGCACAAGCCTAAGGCATTGTGGGTGGCGGAGAGTTTTTCTTAATTACGTCTTTTTGACTATCACCAGGTATAATACGATAGTTATCTTCCACTGAATCAGCAGTACTCACTTCACTAATACTACTATTGGCTTCAAGGCAGGTTAATTGGTGTGGTTGTAATGGAGGATTGTGCCAAGTATCTCCAGGAGTTAGTTCTTTACTGTAAAGCATAGCATCTTTAGTGTCAATCCACTTAACTTCAAACCGGCCTGAATTAACAAACCATGTTTCGTCCTTCTCTTTATGGAAATGCATGGAGAATTTTGCTCCTGCTTTTTCAAATACCATAAGTTTGCCACAATACTTGTCATTGGTTGCCCATATTAATTCATATCCCCAACCTTTTTCTACTTTACCTTCAAGTCTACTCATTTTTTACTCCATACTTCTTTGAATTTCTTGTAAGCACCCTTAAACTTACTTTGAAATATTAAATTACTCACAAAACTTGCACGATACTTCTCTTGATCTTCATCTTGCACCGTAGTTTCAAGGTTTGCAATCTTTATTGGTACGTACATTGCTAATGGTGTACCTTTTTCCAGTAAAAATTCACCTTCTTTCTTGATTAACAGTTGCTGGTTAATCTGATGACTCCATTCAGTGTGTGTTACACCAGGCATACATGTAAAATTTTCATTAAAATCATAAAACATTGGTAATTGCATCATTGCCCAACCAGGACTGGTACGCACACGCCAAGGACAATCAGTTTTTGCAACACATACAAAGTCATCTTTGGCATTTTGTGGTGCATGTTCTAAAAATTGCTTGTCAGTGTGCAGGCTCATAGTAAAGTTTTCATTACTCGAGTGCCATGCAAAGTTTTTATTGTCCGCCTTGATGTGAAAGTCGCACCACATAGGTACAACATACGCATTTTTGTATAAATCTATAAATCCAGGACAGTTCTTGATAGTGCCTTTGTCTGCAAAGTCCTCAGTCAAGTACTTAGGTGCATGTTTGAACCATTCAGGCATGAACTTTGTTGCATCTTTGATTGGTTCGACTTTAGTAAGTCCAGGAACAACGCTCCACCATTCAACTTTACAATCAGTTTGATTGGCCATTTACCCATTCTCCTACACTAAAGCACTTATGCTCAATAGTTTCTTTTAATTTGTCATTGTCAGCACACGTATATTTTTGATATTGTGCCTTAATGTTTTCCGGCATTGGTATTTCTTCAATCTTTGCACCATACTTGTTTGCAATAACTTGTGCAACTTGTAAAAATGAAGTAGGAACTCCTGTACCAATGTTCCAAATACCACTTTTATCAACATCAAGCATTTTTTCATGCATCACTGCAACATCTTCAACACTGATAAAATCACGTTTAAACTTATCACTGTTTTCAAACACTTTTATAACACCTGTGTCTTTGGCTTGTTTAGTAAATTTACTAACAGGGCTCATCATATCGCCTTTGTGTTCTTCTCCGTGACCATAAACATTGAAATATCTAAAGCCTTGTATAGTGATTCTAAAATCATCTAAGTGTTGTGTTATAAATCTATCAATAAGATACTTTGTCCAAGCATACGGACTACGAGGATCTAATTCTAAGTCTTCTCTAAAGTGTGTTTGTTCTCCATATACGCTTGCCGAACTTGCATATTGTAAAGAAGTACCCATCATGTCACAAATTTCAATTAACTTCATTGTGTATTCAAAGTTGTGTTGCATAATCTTTTCAACATCACGTTCAGTTGTACTTGAAATTGCACCTAAGTGTATAATTCTATCATACCGTTGAACATCTGGGTACCTGTGTAGTTCCCAAGGGAAGCCTTCTACATCGTGTCCTTTTGCTTTTAGATATGATGCTACATTTGAACCAATAAATCCTTGGTAACCTGTAATTAAAATTTTCATATCTTCATCTTCTCTATAATGTTTGTTGTTGATTGATCTTTTACTGTTGGAAAAATGTCAACTTCTGCAAGTTCATGACCTACAACAGTGTCAACAGTATAATCGCCACCTTTAACTATTAAGTCTGGTTGAAATCTTTCAATGGAATTAATAGGAGTATCTTCATCAAAGATAACAACTTCGTCAATCCATGGTAAAAGTTCAAGATTCATTTTACGCTGTAGTTGGTTGTTAATAGGCCTGTCTTCACCTTTGAGTCTTTTTGTACTTGCATCACTATTAATACCTACAACAAGTTTTCTACCCTTGGATTTCGCATGTCTTAATAGTCTAAAATGTCCTTCATGCAGTATATCAAATACACCATTAGTCCATACTATTTGTCTTTTTAAGTCTTCAGGTTGTATTGCATACACACCTCTATGTTCTACTGATCTTGCACCAGCATAACAGGCTAACTTACATGCGGCAAACACATCCATGCCTCTCTCGATACCATAAGCAATAACAGCAAGTACAGTATCACCAGCACCAGTTACATCTGCAACTTCTCTTACAGGTTCTTGATAGTGTTGGTAGTATAATTCGTTACTTAAAACATGTACTCCATTTGCACCATCAGTTACTATAAGGTATTTCCACCCATACTCTTTTAATTTTATAAGTGCAGTTTCTTTTTTAAACTTTCCAAACCATGCTTTGTATTCTTTCATGTTTGGCTTTACAAGAAATGCTCCTTTGTACACATCTGGTCCTTGTTTAGGATCAACTAAAACTTTACAGTCTTTGTTTACTAATTGTTCTACTAAATTAACACCAATAGTACCTTTGTTATAATCACTTAAACATACAATATCTTCTTTGTTAACACTTTCAAGGAATCTTGTTTGTGCTTGACCTTTATATTTTTTCTCTTTATCCCAACGCATGATGTGTTGTCCACGTTGACCTACTAATCTTGTTTTAGTAGTTGTAACTTCTGCATCTGACTGTATGCTACAATCTATATTATTTGTTTTTTCAAGTATTCTTAAAACGTCAAACCCTTCATCGTCCATACCTACTGCACCGTACAAAGAAACATTGTCAATAATGTTACTAAGATTAAGTGCAAGATTAGCCGCACCGCCTATGCTGTTTTTCTTTTCAATTTCTTTTAATACTGGTACAGGTGCTTCAGGACTAATTCTACTGGCTTTACCAATAATCCAACTGTCCAGCATTATGTCGCCGTAAACTTTTACCATGTTAACTCTCTAATATATCGATCAATTCAAACACTGTTTGTAACTTTGTGATATTAGTTTTGTTTTGTAGTGTGTTCCTTAACCCTTGATGTAAAGGTTTTGGATATTTGCTAAAACTTGCCCATGCATAGCCATCATGTTCACTGTTCAATGTTGGTAAGAATTCGTCCTTAACAACTATAAGATATGTATGGAAGTTAAACTTTTCGTCAGTACTGACAAAGGTTTCTAAAGGGATAGTTTTAACAGAGTTTGGTGTATTACCAATTTCTTCTTGAATTTCTCGATGTAACGCATCAATAGGTGATTCGTCAACAGCACCTCGGCCGCCTACAAGTCCCCAAACATTGTTTTGTTTGCTTTGAGTTCTATGTAAAAATAGAAAACGTTTTGTTGATAATGCATAAAATAATGCACCACTGCAATTGATTTTGTCGCTCATACAAGTAATTATTTAAAATTGTATGCGCCACGCTCCATTCCGGTATTCGCCTTCAATGGATTTGACCCATTCTGAGCCAGTCCATTTGTATTGGATACCTGTATTTAGATTGGTTGTAAATTTAATATCTGTTTGTGTACTTGAATCAAATAGTATTGACCATGCTGTACCAGTCCATTCAATAATGTCATTTTCACCTGCTACAAAGTCTGTGCCATTATTGTTTTTCCAAGCATCAGCACCATCAGTGTTTGTTGCACTACCAATAGGACCTAATAATAATACCCTAACCCCATTAACTGATTTAATAGTAGTTGGATTAAAGTTAAGAGGATCAATAATATAATCTATTTTATTTCTATCACCAGTTGATCCAGTAATAACCATATCACTTGGAATAGTATCTTCGTCCCAATTAATAGTTAACGTTGATTCGTCAGTTGGATTAACTGCTACAGTTCCATTAACACTTTGATTAATGTCTGCCCTTGTTAATTGTATTTGGCTTAGTCCTGATCTAAATGTACCTGGTAACGCTTCAAAGAATCCATTCCAGTTAGTATTGCCAACAATGCCTCTGTGTATAAGTTGTGCTGTACTACCTAATATAAGTACATCATAATCGTTGTATGCTGTAACGGCAATTCCTGCACTATCCTTACGTGTAGTAGTTCCGTCTTTATCTTGTTGAAATACACCTTCAGCAAATTCGTCATTGTAACGTTTAAGTTCAGGCATAGTAGCACCAAGGTCAACATTACCTGTATCTTCGTTAAAGATACTCATTATAATATTTGTTATAACACCAAGTTTTTTAACTTTAACTGGAGGCGAAATGTATATAGGTGCACTAAACGTTAATGACCCAACATCAATCTCGCTTTCAGTACCTGTAGGCATTGATCTACTACTAAAGTTTACAGCATCTAATTCGACTACACTTAAACTTGTCCAGTCAATATAGTTGTCAGTAGTTTGTATTTCTAAACTCGGGTTGAACAGCATTAATATCTGTTCCATAATTTGTAATTTTTGTTCTGTGTTAGTTGACCATACGTCAGCGTTAACAGTTAACTTGTAAGGTGTAGGCATTAAACGCTCTACTGTTACATTTTTACCTTGTGTGTTTAAGTATTCGTTGTTTACACTATCATAATCTCTTTCACGCAAGTGTACCTTACTAATAAATGAAGCATCTGCAAGTCTATCTCTATCTAATTCTAATCCTGTAATGTAAACACCTATACGTGGCGCACTTGGAATTTTGTTTTCACTGTTATCTCTAAGAATATGACCAACCTGACGTGTAATATCTCCGTACATTACCGGAACTTGTGTAAGTTTACCGTCACCGTCTTTGTAAGAAAAATTACTCATGAGTCTAATCATCTGAGTAATATATCTTCTTATCTGTCCATCATAAAAATGTTGCATTATTTTTTACACCCACAATCGTTAAGGAAGAAATGTACAACTGCCATTGTAAACCACATCCATGTCATTTCACTAACACCAAATAAACTATTCCCATGCATACCCATATCTTTTGCTAAAAAAATTACACCTAAAATTCCAAAAATTAATCCTGCTACATTGTGTTTCATTAATTATCCGCCTTTGGTTTCATTGCTTTACTTAAACTTTGTCTTTCTGGAATAGTTTCACCAGCAATGGTTCCTGAATTAGTATTATTAATGAATCCAGTTTTATGTGTATTTCTATTATCTTTGTTAGATAATGTCATACGTACTTTATCTTCCATTTTGACCCAACGTTGTCCGTCAAATCTAAACAATCTATTTGGCATAAGATCAGTCCTTAAAAAGTAATCACCTTTTGCTGTGTTTGTTGGGAAACCTATACCATGTCCAAATGCTTCTCCATTTGGTGGAATACCATCGCCAAGTAAGTAACCACTGTAACCTTCTCTGTCTGGTGTTTGATTTACTCTACTTGCATCTAAGTTTCCGGCATTAACACTTGCGTCAATTGTTGCTTCGTCGGCAGTTACAAGTTCTGGTTTACCTTGTGCATCTGTTTGTAATGTGTATAATGAAGTTGTATCATAACCAGATTCTGGTGAGTCTGCTTCTGCTTGATTAAGAATAGCATCGTTAATTTGCATTTCTTTATCGTATGTAGAAAGTACATCACGTAATGTTTGTGAACTACCTTCTTCTGTTGGTAAATCAAGTATATCCTTGAACTCTTGTGAGTCAACAATTTGCTTCATCTTGACTCTGTACAAGTGTGGATACCAACTTTGTGAAAATCCTTCTGCCGCTCTGTTTACATCTTCAACTACATAGAAACGTTTTAGTGCTACTTGGTAATCATTTAATGCATGTTCATCTTTTAAGTGTGGCATTTCAAATACGTCACCTGGCATAATTTTTCTACCAAGTGTTTTTACACTATAGTTGATTGGAATAGTCATAAACAATGTGTCGTTGGTTAAGAATAAACCAAACTGACTCATATCAAAGTCAACATCTTGTACATTGTAGATCCCACGCAAAACGTAAATATCTGGATCA